AGGGTTTAACCCACTGATCTATGACCCTGCTGTAAGCACTACAACATTTCGTAGAGTGTCGGAGAAGACAGGTTATGTAGGCACTGTGCCTGATGCCAATATTGCAATCTCTGCCTTTGGTAGATTGTGGGCGGCAAACACCACAACCAATAACGCAACAGTTTTTTTCTCTGACTTGATTGCTGGTCATGTTTGGTCAACAGGTACATCAGGCTCTTTAAATGTAGATCGTGTGTGGGTGAATGGTGCTGATGAGATCACAGGTTTAGCAGCACACAATGGTTTCTTGTTTATCTTTGGTAAGCGTCAGATTCTGATTTACCAAAATGCCACAACACCAGCATCTATGTCTTTACATGACACTGTTGAGGGTATTGGTTGCATTGCTAGAGACAGTATTCAAACAACTAGCACTGATGTGCTGTTCTTGTCTAACTCTGGTGTCAGATCGTTAATGAGAACGATTCAAGAGAAGTCATCTCCTGAGAGAGACTTGTCTAAGAATATCCGCAATGACTTGATGGAGACTGTAGCTGGTGAGACATTGGCTAATATCAAATCTGTTTATTCTGAGCGTGAAGCCTTTTATTTATTGACTACGCCTAGTACAAAGTCAGTGTTCTGTTTTGACACCAAAGCCTATTTACCTGATGGTGCGGCAAGAGCTACAACTTGGGATTCTATAGAACCAACATCATTGTTGTCTCGCAGAAACGGTGATTTGTTGGTTGGTAAGAATGGTTATGTAGGCAAGTACGGCACTTTCCAAGACCATGATGCTGATTACAGGATGCTGTACTACACAAACCATGCTGACCTTGGTGATCAGAGTGTCACATCTATTCTGAAGAAGTTATCTACTGTTGTAATTGGTGGAAGCAATCAAACCGTAACATTCAAGTGGGGTTTTGACTTTAAGACCAACTACTTATCTGAAAGTGTGACCATTCCAACTCAAGGCGAGAGTTTTTATGGTGTTGCAGAGTATGGTGCAAACGCTACCGTCATTGCTCAGTATGCTGATGGCATTGCTTTGCAGACATTAACAGTTTCTGCATCAGGTTCTGGTAAGGTTGTGCAATCAGGGTATGAATCTGACATTAATGGAACAGCATTGTCATTTCAGAAGATTGAGATTCAGTCTAAACAAGGTAAATTAAGTTAAGGATAGATATGACAAATTACACAAAAGCAACCAACTTTGCAACCAAAGATGCTTTAACTTCTGGCAATCCTTTAAAGATTGTCAAAGGTACTGAGATTGATACAGAGTTCAATAATATTCAAACTGCTGTTGCTACAAAAGCAGATTTGGCAAGTCCTACCTTTACAGGTACTGTAGTAATTCCAACAGCTACTATTACAACTGCAAACATTTCTGGCGGAACAATTACTGGTATTACTGATCTAACTGTTGCTGATGGTGGTACTGGTGCATCTACTGCTGCAAATGCAAGAACAAATCTTGGTTTGGTGATTGGTACGAATGTTCAGGCTTGGGACGCTGACCTTGATACATGGGCAACAAAAACAGCACCTAGTGGAACTGTTGTTGGTACTAGCGATACTCAAACACTAACAAATAAAACTTTAACTAGTCCCGCAATAGACGGTACTCCAACAGGTGTCGGTGTTCTTACATCTGATACTGCTATTGCCTCTACCAGTGGTACAAGTATTGACTTTACTTCTATCCCATCATGGGTGAAGCGCATCACAGTGCAGTTTAGTGGGGTGAGTTTAAGTGCCACAGCAAATATTTTGGTTCAGCTTGGTACAGGAAGTACAACCTATACAACAAGTGGCTATATTTCAGGTACTGTTGCTTGTGAAACTGCGGGGAATACAGCTACTTCATCAACGTCTGGATTTGTATTGTTTAACTCAGCCCCCGCAGTTATTATTTCTGGACATATGACAATTACAAACATATCTGGAAATAATTGGGTTTCATCACACACTACAAAAAGAGATACAAGTACACTTGTATTTGGTGGTGGTAATGTTTCATTGGGCGCAGTGCTGACCGCTGTTCGTATCACATCATCAAGCACAGACACATTCGATGCCGGAACCGTAAATATCATGTATGAGTAACAAATGATGATTCAAGACCCTCAATTTCGCATTACTCATCATTTCAGTGATGGGTTGTATGCCAAAGAGTCATTCTTCGCAGCAGGAATGGCGATCATGAAGCATACGCACAACTTCAGTCATTTGTCGATATTGGCTCATGGCAAGGTTGCTGTATTGCGTGGTACTGAGATTGACATTGTTTCTGCGCCAGCGTGTATTGAGATTGAAGCAGGGGTGACTCATGGAGTCAAAGCAATAACAGATTGTGTTTGGTTTTGTATTCATGCCACAGACGAGAAAGACCCGTCTAAAGTGGATGAAATTTTGATTAAGGGAGATTGATATGCCAATGTTTATAGCGGCTGGTATAGGGGCGGGTGCATCACTGCTTGGCGGCTCAATGCAAGCCAATGCTACTAGAGATGCGTCTAGAGAGTCTGCACGAGCGCAACTTGAGTCTGCAAGACTTGCGGCTGAAGCGGCTAAGTTTCGACCTGTAGGTGTAACTACTCGCTATGGAACTTCAAACTTCCAATTCGATCCTAGCGGTTATCTGTCTGGTGCTGGTTACTCAGTTAGTCCTGAGTTGCAAGCCTATCAAGACCGATTACAGGGTCTTACAGGCGGTGCTTTATCTCAGGCAGAGATGGCACAGCAACAATACGCACCACTTCAGCAAAGTGCTCAAGGATTGTTTGGTTTAGGTCAGCAGTACCTACAGCAGTCTCCTCAACAAGTTGCGGCTCAGTACATTCAACAGCAATGCACCTAGTCGTGAAAGACAAATGGCACAGTTGCAGAACCAGTTATTCCAACAAGGTCGTGGTGGCTTGTCTGTAGGTGCTACAGGTATGCGTCCTAGCGGTGCTGCTGGTTTGGGTGCTACTACTCCTGAGATGGAAGCGTATTACAACGCATTGGCTCAACAAGATTTGCAGTTGGCTTCACAGGCTCAACAAGCTGGTCAGCAGAATGTGGCATTTGGCACAGGTTTGCTTGGCTCTGGTGCTGGATTGCTTGGACAGTATCAAGCGGGTCAGGTTGGTGCTTTGAGTCCATTCAGTGCTTACTTGGGTGCTGGTTCTACCATTGAGTCTCTTGGACAACAACCACTAGAAATGGGTTCTTTATTGGGTGGTCGTTCTGCTAGTGCTGGTGGTAATGTTGGACAGGCATTGCTAACTGGTGGATTGGGTGCGGCTAGATCGCTACAAGCTGGTGCTGGCAGTGGTTTAGGACTTGGCTTGATGAACTTGGGTAGAAGTCCTGAGTTTACTAGTGGCGTATCAAATGCCTTGTCAGGCATAAACTTTGGCTTTGGTTCTTCTCCAACTGGTGCGGCTGGATACAACATAAGCCCCACTGATTACTCCAAATATTATGCAAATCAAATGGTTACTCCATTAGCTAATACAACTTCAAATCCATTTAATCGGGTATTTGGCACATAAAGGATAGATCATGGCAGCATCAGACATCTTAGGTTTATTTGCAACTCCACAGCAGTATGAGCAACAGCGTCAAGCTGCTATGGAGGCTCAAGCCTTGCAACAGGCTAATCTTAGCCCTATGCAACAAGGGCAGTTTGGCATTGCTCTTGGCGCACAGCAATTAGGTCGTGCTATTGGCGGTGCTTTGGGTGGTGTTGACCCACAGTTACAGAAGATTACTCAGCGTCAGCAATTGCTTGGCATGATTGACCAAAGCAATCCAGATTCTTATGCTCAAGCTATTCAAGCCGCATTGCAAACTGGTGACCAAGAAGCCGCATTCTTGTTGCGTAACGAGATGATGCGGGTGAGAGAGCAATCTGCTGTTGCAGAGGCTCGTGGCTTTGAGCGTGACCAGCGTTTGCTTGAGCGTGGTCAGGGTATTTTACAGCGTGGCATGGAGTCAAGAGCCTTGAGCATTGCTAATGGTATTGACCCTGACACTGGTGAACAGACAACACCATTGCTTGACCCACAAACTCAAACATTCAATCAGGATGTTGCAAATACACTCGTATCTAAATATGGTCAAGTTGGTGCAAATATTGTCAAGCAGAGGCTTGA